TATATCACAAGCACTTGCCGATGAGTTTTACCACTCTGGATACCCCCATCCCGACGAAATAGAAATTAGATACCTGGGAACCGACGACCAGGATTCCGACTGACTATCAGGCGACGGAGCATCCAATAAAGACCCTTCTTTCGAGGAGGGTCTTTTTTTGTCTCTAAATAGAACTAAATATACCGAGATTGCATCTTCCTAGTGCCAGTCAAACGTTTTTCAAAAGGTTTCAAAGACATATCTCTGTCTTTCAAACGCCATCCCGTTACGAATGATGTTTTAACATTGAAGAATGAGGATGCTATAAAGCGTTCTGTGCAAAATTTGGTCAGAATAAAAATAGGTGAAGTATTTTTTGATGGTGATTTTGGAACTAGGATTACAGGATCTTTATTTGAATTAGCAACAGATGATTATGTTGATCCTATTAAATCTGAAATAGAGACAACAATATCAAATCATGAACCAAGAGTGAAACTAACAGATGTTGTTGTGCAAAACTACCCTGATAGAAACTGCTTAGACATTACGCTAAATTATGACATTATTGGTCTATCATCTCCTTCTCAGGCTATAAATTTCATATTAGAACCTACTAGGCTATAATGGCACTCCAACAATACACAAACTTAAATTTTGAGGACATAAAAACCTCAATAAAAGAATATCTGAGGGAGAATTCAAATTTCACAGATATGGACTTTGATGGTTCTAATCTGTCGGTTTTGATAAACCTTTTAGCATATAATTCATATCAGACTGCATATAATACTAATATGGTTGTCAATGAGACTTTCATTGACTCTGCAACATTAAGAGAAAATGTTGTATCTCTTGCACGTAATATTGGTTATGTTCCACGTTCTAAAAGAGCAGCAAAAGCAACAGTAGATTATTATGTTAGTGGTCTTGCTAGTACAGTAGAAACAATATCATTCACACCTGGTGTAATTGCCAATGGAGAAGTATCTGGATCTCAATATATATTTTCAATACCTGAAACAGTTACTGGAACTGCTACAGATGGAGAATCTGAAGGTACAATAGAAATTTTTCAAGGTCAATATCTACAAACAGGTTTTGTAGTAGATGGAAGTGATAATCAGAGATATATTTTGCCCAATGAAGGTATAGACACTTCTACTATAATAGTAAAGATAAGAGAAAACTCTAGTAGTAGCACTCAAGTAGAATATAAGTTAGTAGATAATATTTTAGGTATTACATCAACATCTAACATATATCTAATTCAAGAGACTACTGATGAGAAATATGAATTATTATTTGGTGATAATGTATTCGGTAAGAAGTTAGATTCTGGTAATATTGTTAATGTAAGCTATATCAAAACTGAAGGTTCTGCTGGAAATGGAGCACAAGAGTTCAAATTTGCAGGAACACTTAGAGATTCAAATTCTGCATTGTTAGATGGGTATGTTACAATATTTACTCCACAAACACCATCTCAAAATGGTGACAATATAGAACCAACTAACAGTGTTAGGTATTATGCTCCAAGGTTATATTCATCACAACATAGAGCAGTAACTGCTAGTGATTATGAATCAATTGTTCCTTCTGTTTATCCAAATATTGAGTCTGTAAGTGCTTATGGTGGTGAAGAATTAGACCCACCTCAATATGGTAGGGTTTATATTGCAGCAAAACCTAAGAATGGTTCTTTCTTATCCAACTTTACTAAGAAAGAAATATTAGCATCTTTAAAAAGTTATTCTGTTGCTGGAATTGTACCTACTTTTGTAGACTTGAAATTTATCTATGTTGAAGTTGATAGTTACGTTTACTATAACCCAAACTTTGCAGGTGATCCAGATACTGTAAAAAGTAGTGTTGTAAATTCTTTGACTCAGTTTGCATCTGGAACAGAGTTGAATAAATTTGGTGGTAGGTTCAAATACAGTAAAATTGTTTCGCTGATTGATAATGTTAATAACTCCATAACATCTAATATTACCAATGTAAGAATAAGAAGGAATTTATTAGCAAAAGTGAATCAATTTACGCAGTATGAATTGTGTTTTTTGAATTCTTTTTATTGCAACGAAACTAATTACAATATCAAATCTACAGGATTTGGTGTAAGAGGAATATCTGGTACATGCTATTTTACTGATGAAAAGATTGATCATAAGAAGGGTAAGTTATTCTTATTCCAAATTCTTACTGATGATACAATAAATGTTCTTGATAATAACTTCGGAACTGTTGATTATGAGAAAGGAGAAATCATTATAGATACTGTGAATATAACTTCTACAACACTGACTAATAATATTATTGAAGTTCAAGCAGTTCCAGATTCAAATGATGTTTTAGCAAGAAATGAACTCTATCTTCAATTTGCTGTAAATAAGAGTAATTTTTATATGAGAAGAGATTCTATATCTTCTGGTGAAAATACTTCTGGAACTAGATTTAATATTCAATCTAGTTATCAAACAGGTGGATCTAAGGTACGAGGCACTGCTATTATCTCCAATTCTTCTGGAAGATCATCAGTACCAACAGTACCTGTTGCAGCAACTACATCATCAACACAAACAACAACTACAAGTAGTTCATATTAATGATAACCACATCTTTTACTAAAGTACAAGTTAATGAACTTGTTCAGAGTCAGATACCTGAGTATATTAACTCTGAAAATCCTCTTTTTGGAGACTTTATAAAACAATTTTATATTTCTCAAGAGTTTCAAGGTGGTTCTATTGATATTGCTGATAATTTAGTTGAGTATAAGGGTCTTGATTTTGCCAATAAGACAAATCTAACTGGGTTTACATCGGTTTCTACGTACATAAGTGGATTTGAAGATACAATTTACGTTGACTCTACTAGTGGTTGGCCAGATAAATGGGGATTATTAAAAATTGATGATGAGATTATTACATATACTGGTATAGGAACTACTTCATTTACTGGTTGTGTTCGTGGATTTAGTGGTATTGAAAATAATTCAAAAACAAATCAACCAGAATATCTAACTTTTAGTAATACTGGAGTAGGAACTCATGCTGTAGATTCTAAGGTTCATAATCTAAGTAATGTTTTCTTACAGACTTTTTTCAAAAATCTAAAGAAGCAGATTTTACCAGGTTTTTCAGAAAGAAATATAAACGATAAGGTTGATCAGTCTAATTTTATTAGACAGGCAAAAGATTTTTATAAGTCAAAAGGAACAGAAGAAGCATTTAAGATATTATTCAAAGCATTATATGATGAAAAGGTTGAGATGATTCAACCTTCACAATATATTCTAAAACCATCTGCTGCTGACTATATTGTCAATGATGTATTGATTTGTGAATCTCTTGAGGGTGATCCTGAGAAACTTCAAGGTGAAACTTTAGTTCAAGATACAACTCCAATAGAGACAAGTGGTTCAATTTACAGTGTTGAACGTACTATTATTGATAATAAAAAATATTATAAGGTTTCTATAGATCAAACTAGTCTTGTAGGTAAATTTAGACAAATTGGTAAAACTTTTGTAACTAAAACTGCTGGTATTGGTGAAACAATATTGAGTGTTGATTCAACGGTTGGATTTGGGTCTACAGGAACTATAAAGTTTGAAAATAGATTTTTTGATTATACTGATAAGAATTACACACAGTTTCTTGGTATATCAAGTCTTAGTTCAGCATGTGGTATTGGATCTACTGTTAGATCTGGATTAGAAGCATATTCATATGAAGAAGGTGATCTTACTAAACCAGTAAGAATGAATGTTTTGGGTGTTATTAATAAGTTTGTTGGTAATGCAAATAATCAACAAAGAAATGCTGTTGTAAATGTAAAAACATTAGGTATTGAAGAAAAAGATCTTAGATTCTCATCTTGGATATACAATACTGCTGCACACCACAATATATTAGGATGGAATCATTTAGGTGGTCAAAGTTATAAACTTGATTTAGTTAATGAGCATACTTTTTATGTTGGAGATACACTTGATGTTGTTGATGATGATGATAATGTTCAAGAAGGCACGGTTAGTAGTCTTCCTACAAATAAACAAATAGTTGTAAGTACAGGACAACTAGATTCATCTAGAACGTATTTTATTAGAAGAAAAATAAAAACAACTGTTGATGGATATACTGCAGACATACAGAATACCTATAGTGATAATAATGATTGTGTTTATACTGCTTCTAATAGTTTACCTCATTGGAGTATTGATCCTCAAACAAGAAAAAGAACATTTATTTCTAGCCTAAATGTGGCAGGATCGACTATTGAAGTTATAGATCACAATTTTCATGATGGTGAGTTGGTTGTTTATAATACTGCTACTGGTATAGGTACACTAACCAA